AAGCATCTGCATACATCAAACACTTAATCCACATACCACCTTCAAAGTAAAAGGTAATTGACTTCTCATAAGTCCAACCAAAAGCTGTAATTGGTTGCTTTACTTTGGAAACAGCTTGAGCAAATAGCTTAGGGACAACCATTGCGGGAGGTAGGTCAATACCATGCCAATACTGCATAAGCACAGCGCCATTAGTACCAGTACATTGATTAGCTTCGAGTAAAAGAGCAGCTTCAACCACTCTGTCAGCTTTTTCTGATACCAGACTTCCGCATAGTTTGAAAGCTTCCTTGAGCCTATCGTCAATAACAGCAATAGGACTATCTGGAACAAGTTCAGGATATTCACTAACTCCGAAACACGGGACCAAAACACGTAAGTTATCCCCCTTAACTGACAAACGGTTAGTATCGAGCAATGTCATAGACGTAGACTTACCCATCTTTTTGACAGCTTTGTGCAGCGTCTCAAAGTGTGGGTAACAGTCAAGTTGCTCTTCAATAGGAAAACCAGCGGTAATAATACCGTTACTTAGCATTGCAAAGCCATTCTCAAACTTAACAAAATCATGATAAGGTTGAGTTGGATTATCAAAAGCAACTGAGATAAAGTTTAATGCTTCTAACATTGGATTAGGTGCAGGAACGCTAGAAGTCGTCCCGCTATTCTTTGAACCCTTTGGACGGCCCATTTCTTCAATCTCCATTTGTTGGACGGTCCAAGTGTATAATCTCTTACCGCCGTCAGCTTCATCTAACGCTCTTAAGTGCGAGCGCGTTCTATCGTCTTGTCTACGTTTTTCTATTAGAGAATTTGACATGTTCTAGAGCTTCTTCGATGGTATCAACTCTAGTCACGCTAGGATGAAATTGCCAAGTTCCGTAATCAGTATTTTGTCCAACCACAATAACCCGTTTTCCGTAAGCAATTGCAAGGCCAGCCTCTATAAGCGCACCTTTTAATCTGTCACATTCTTCTGAATAAACAATTAGAAAATCACAAATTTTTACATCGTGATCGTTGATTATCCAAACCAGTTCGCATTTTTCCTTAGAAATTGCAGATGAACCAAAACCTTGAGCTTCTGTTTCTGCTTCAATGTGAGCTTCGTAAAACCAAGTAGAAGTAAATATAAAATCTGATCTATTTTCTTTAAGAACTCTCCACTTTGCAAAATGCTTAAGTTTTGAAGCCATATAAATCTTTGGTTTCATATTTTCACCTCTAAAATGGAATTAAATCAGAATGCTCATCACAACCATAAGCAACAATGCGAGGTGGTGGAGTAAAGCCTTTGTGCATAGCTTGTTCGCATTTAACATTAGCTTCATCAAACCAACCGCACGTTATACAATTGCGATAAGTTCCCATTGCATCAATCAAGCCTTCCAAGGCGTGGCGAAGTCTGTTGCGTTGGCCAGGGCCGTCTTGTTGTTCAGAAAAAGCAAGTTCGCCCATAACTTTAAGCCTTTGCATAGTGTTCGCTAGCCTTGGAAGATTAGACATAATTTAAATCTTCTTACCGTGTTCGCCGCGACGAGCTTCTAACTTGTGGTCTTGACGCTTAGCGTTGTAAGCACGTTTTTCAATATATGCGCCACCAAGATCTAGACTTAAATAGCCAGCAAGATCGAACACACGAATAATAACATCTGCCAATTCGACTTCGATCATAGACCTATTTGGCAAATGATCATCGTACAAGTTTTTACGATAACCTTCAAGAGCTTCGCTAACTTCGCTATGAATTAACGCAAGCATTTCGCCTACGTTTCTTTCTTTACGTTGGCCTGTTGCTGGGTCTGAGTACCAACCCATTTGAATATTATCGGTATAAACTTCGCTAACAAGACTATTGATGATAAGTGCTGTAGCTGGACCTTCATTAACTAGACCTAATTTTTTATTTGAAATGCTTCTTTCTAATTCATTTTCCATCAAAGCTTTTTCTTTAGCTCTAATGATATCGGCTTGTTCATCAGAGATTTTATTGTCTTCGTATCGCATTATTAAAACTCCTGGTTCATTACCTTTGGAAACGGTTTGGCGTTCATCCACATGTTTATTTGGCGTGGCATTCTAAGATAACTAACAAGCCTCAAAACATCTTCGTTTGTCATCCCTTCAAAAGGTTCGCCGTAAATTTGTCTAAACCATTCGCGGCCAATCTTACCATTGTAGTTATTACCCTCTACGTTTTTATAATCATAGAAAGTTCTAAGCCCACAATAATAACATACTTTGATTGATTTGCGTCCAGTTGTTTTAGAGGTGTGCGGAGTGTAAACAACTCTGTTAACCTGAACTATTTCAAGTTCAGGAAGGTCACTCCGCATTACGTCAACAGTAGATGCGTTCCTAGTGAGGATTGGTCCGGTAGCGAATGGGAGGCCGCAAGCGACGCATTGTGACGCTCTAGCGTGGTTGTAAACTCCACAGTTCGGGCATATTCTAATCGGGGCGTCGCCTGGTGGACCTTGACCTTTAAGTCTTGGGATAACTGGATCATTAATTGGTCCCAGTCTTCGCGTGTTGCCACCGTAATCGAGTACAAGACAATTTGGTTTTTCTGGAAAGGGTCTAGTACCACGGCCATATTTTTGAACATGTTTGCCAGTGCTCATTGTGGGTTGTGCATCACAAATAATATCGACCATTGGGTTATCTACGCCAGTAGTCAACATATTCATATTAACAGCATGTTTAATCTCGCCAGCTTTCCAAGCTGACATCATTTCATCGTTATGTTTGTCACCCATCTTAGAATGCAAGATGGCGCATTCTTCATGAAACACTTGCTGTATCATTTCTTGCAAGTGGTGAGCGTGTTTAATACCGGCGGCAAAGATCAATCCGCATCGCCTTGATGCGGCGTAAGTCATGTACTCAGACAACATAGAATAGTTGACATCGTTTTTATCAACAGCTTCTTCTAGCTGGCCTTGAATGAAATCACCTTTGCTAAAACCAACCCCTGAAATATCCAATTGAACAGCCAAACGCGCCGGTACAATGAGTTGGCAAAGAAATCCTTCGGCAATAAGCCGGGCGAAACCATCAACATTACAGAGATTGTATACAATATCAGTAGCAATAGGGCCATTAGTTAAAAGTCCCATTCCCATACGATATGGGGTTGCGGTTAGCATGATAATTTTAAGAAACGGATTGCGCATCTTAAGTTCGTTGATGAATTGTAGATAACTACCGTCATCACCAACTAAGTGAGCTTCGTCGATTACTAAAAAGTCCACATGACCGAATTTGAGTTTACCCACCATGGATTGAATACCTCCAAAGATGATAGGCTGGACATGGTCATATTGGTGCAAACCTGCGGAATAAATACCCAACGGTGCAAGTGGCCAATATTGTTGAAGCTTTTCGGCATTTTGTCTAATCAATTCCTTTACGTGAGTTGACATTACAACTTTAGTATTAGGAACCATTTCAAAGCATCGCTTAATAAACATAGCGATGACTAAGCTTTTTCCTGTTCCAGTTGGTAAACAAACAACTGCATTCTTAGGTTCTGGAAATCCATCGACAAGCTTGCGATCTACAGAATAGAAATCAAACAGCTTTTCAACAGCTTCGTGTTGATACCATCTTTCCTGAAATGTTATTGGTTGTTCAAGGATCATGCTATTCTAGTCCAGCTATCACAACCAACAGGAATTATATGTTTAGGTATGTTTTGACAGTATAGTTCGCAAAACCATTCAGCATTATCGACCGGGATTGCTCGGACACAACTTCTACAGTTTTTACTTGGAATGTCTTTACCGTGGCAGAGGTCCGCAAAGTCGCAATATTTGCAGTCAACATAGGTCGCTGTTTGTGCAATTTTAGCAGGTCTTGTTTGGCTAAAAATGATTCCATCAGCTTTGCGGAACAAATCATCAGCTTGTCTCACATCTATTTTAACTATTTCAAAATGCAACTCATCATTATCTTTATTGACAGCACAATACAAACCCCATCCAAAACCATAAGCACGGCCATAGCTACACATTTGTCTAAAGTGCATTGGCTTAGATATCTGAACACCGCTTTTCTTAAGCTTTGTAAATGACTTGTCATTGTGGGTTTTAAACTCCCCCAATAGAATTAGATCATAAGGCAAGTTGTAACGCTCTGGCGCTTTAGCCATTGCATCTAGCGATCCTCCAAAATGACCTTTACAGCCACTTATTCTAAATTGTTTTTCGGTATCGGGATCAACTTCTCTTACCTGAAATCCAATACCTCTAAGCCAACGACAAAATCTAGTTTCTTCTTCATGTCCACGATTAAACAACCGCAACATGCGACCTTCA